CTCATCTGGGTCTTCTATTGCGGATGTGTGTATCAGTGATACATTCTCCAATTGCTCCAGTGCCACCACCTCAGCTTCTGCGGTAATTGCGCCACGAGTTTTAGCAATATCTTCATCAATATGACGCTGTTTACGCTTAAGCTGTCCCTCAAGACGTTTGGCCTTATATTCTTCAATACGACTTGAAGGAAGGTGATCCTTTTTCTTCACTAACTGGGCATGGCAAAGTAAGCTTCCCGTGTCTTTATTGAGAATTGCAACTTCATCATCATTGTGTAAATCATATTCAATATGCACCTGATGGCCATTAAACTGATATAAATCTTCACTGATGTATTCTCGGTTATGCAAACGCACGGAGGTGCGACTTACTTTGCGTTCAATACGAGGACGATAGATTGCAGCTTCTGGCATCATTAGCGGATTTTTTTCTAATGTGGCCCAGAGTTTTGCAGGAGTAGTATTTTTTATTTCAGGATGTGGGCGGTTGTGATAGCGTTCCAACCAGGCTGAAAAGCCATCCATCCATTCACGCAAGGTAGGTGCTTGTGCTCGTTTTGACTTGACTGAACGATAGAATTTTTGTGCAGCTTCATCAGACATGTTTTCACCGCAAAAAGCATGAGGAAAAGCACTTTTACAATAATCTCTTTCCATCGTACCGAAGAAACGTTCTACCTGCCCCTTTGCGCCGGGATTGCCTGGCAGAGCCATTACGACATCAATATCATGTCGCGCATAAAAACCATAGCTTTCAGCATTCATCATTTTTGATTTAAAACCTGCACCATTATCCAGGTATAAGCAATCAGGAATGTGATCATGAGCAACTAAAGCATTACCAAGTGAGATAATGGTAGAAATACTGGACTCAGCTTCTGAAATCCACCATCCGACAATATAACGGCTTTTTACATCAATCCAAACTGTCAGTTCTGCACGAAAAATATGCCCGCTGACTGGATGCTGTACATAGACATCAATGGCATGACCATCGCCCTGATACAAACAACCGACAGGCAGGTTTTCTGATGTCCTTCTGATGTAACTCCGCTTAGTTTTTCTAACCAGCGAGGCTCCTAATCGTTGAATTGAATCATGGGTCATATAACGAGGTAGGGAATTAATAAACTTTCTAACTTGTGAGTCTACAGCACTTGGATAGTTATAGAGTTCTCTCAGTTCACGTGCGACCTGATTCATTGATGGCTTGGATGGTACTGCATAGAGATTTAAAGCAAAGGCTTCCCATCCTTTATCAATACGTACTCTGCCTTTATGACAAGGTAATAAGCCAGTCAAATTTTGATTGTTAAATTGCTCTATCCATCGGTATAAAGTGGCCTTATTAGGTAGCTTATTATTTTTACCCAGCGCTTTAATGGCACTGGCCACATCTTCTGAGCATTGAGCTAATTCCCACTCCATTTGTAAAAATTTAATCGCTTTGCTAACAGAACGATTATTTGACTGTAAAAACATGATACGCATAATAATAATGAGACGTTGTGATGCAATTGTGCGTTGCTTATCCGTTGCTTTTAACCAACGCTCACCCTTTGTCATAAAATTTTGAGTAGCCGGTTCCTTTAATAAGGCTAACTGACTTTGCTGTTTTTTTAGGCTTCTGCTTTGCTCTAACGTGCCACATGCAGGATGTATTATCTCCACAGGTGCATGCTGAGCAATGCTTGAAGCTATGGTTTGGACGCTTGCGAGTGTCATACATTATCCTCCGAAATAAGACGTGGACGACCCCGTCGAGGTGCTTTTTTCTCTTCACGTTTTTTTTCACGCTCAATTTTGTCCTGGATATGACGTTGAACCAGTGATGCACGTCGATTAACAGCGTGTTGCAACTCAACCTGCCCCAAAGGCACCACACTTTCATCACTATCTAGCGTTTGACTTCCTTGGTAGTTTGTCTGCAAGGTTGTTAACGTGTTTTGTACCCGAGCCTGAATCGCTCTGAGATGATGGAACAAGGTGCTAAAACCTACGTCATATTGTAATTCAGTCAGTTTGTGTTCTGGCTCCTGAATTTGTACCAGTAGTTTTTCCATATCATTGATGGCCAAAAGTGCTTGCTCACTTAATGCGGTAGATTCATTTCGGGCCTTATTTATCACATCCGGCCAGTCACCCATCAAACTCGCACTCTCAAGTTGTCGTTTTAGAACATCATTTTCTTTTTCCAGCTCCAGAATATTATCGTCTCTTTTTTCTAAAGCCTCAGTCAGTGCTTTGGTTTCATCTTTATTAGCTTTAAGTTGAGCTTCAAAATCACGAGATGACATATCCTGTGCCTGGTCTATGGTGATGCCATAGACTTCCTGTCCTTCAAAAAAATCTACAATCTGAGCCTCTTCCCATGCGGCCACTTTACGCAGTTTGCTGATCCCTAACCCATCACCATGTTTAAAATTAGTAATAGCTGCTTGGGTGAGTTTTTCAGCAATCTGCATACGCTCATAGGCATAACGACCTGAAAACCCATGCTCTGCTAGGGCACCTTTAAAATGCCCATGCTCACTATTGGTCCGTAGTTTGATAAATATCTGGCCTTCATTGATATAGCCCATCACACTCATCATGCGCAGTTGTTTGACTTGTTCCCACAGGGTTGACTCATCCTCGGATAAGTTTGTTTCAAACTCCTGTAAATACTGCTTTAAATTGTCAGGGGCTTTGCTGGCAGGTAAGACTAATGCCTGACTCCCTTTACGAATTGCTTTCTTTTTAACAGGCATACTTATTTACTCCATTGCTTTTTGAGTTCGGCCGCTTTACGTCGTGCCACTTGTTCTTCTATTAATGCCTGACCATAGGCCTGTGCCTGCTGTTCACGTGGGTCAGATATTTCATGTCCGACTGCATGCGCCTGGCATACAAGTGGCAGCATGCTACCTGTAGCCCAGCAAACCGCACTAATTGCCCAGGCCGGGAAACGCTTATCCCCCTGACTGGGTGCCAGCCAGGCATTGAGTTTGCGCAATGTCACTTCATAGTCTGAATCAATGAAACACAAATTCATGCGATCCACTATTTGTTCACGGCTGCGGTGTGACAGACGAATGGCTTTTTTTATGGATACACAAATTTCTGTATCCATATCCAATGGCGGTGCGTTGTTATCATCCAGAGCAGGCCCTGCCAGAAATGAAAAATCCATATTTTGTTGTTCACCGGTAATTTTTTCTGTTGCTTTTACCATTATGTTTTTCTCCAGAACGAGTATCGTAATAGTCAGCTTTTAAATGTTTTTCATTAACAATAAAGGATATAAGAATGATTAAATCAGACTCTTATCAGCTCACACCCGTTACACATTTACAAAACCAAAGTTATTTACCCTTTAAGCCGCAGGAGGTGGTTGCGGAGCTTCGGGTGCTTCGTGAGGCGCTGTTTGGTGCGGTACCAGCCACAGTGATTTCAGACTCATTATCAGACAGCTCAACTGTTTCAGACTGGATACAAATTGCTCATGTACTGGTAGAACTGGTACCACACTCTGTGGGTTGTTCTGAAAAGCAATATCAGCAAGTAAAAGAGAAACTAAGCGGAGCTGAGTTGCAGGGATTGCAGCAACGAATGCTTCAGCTTGAAAAGGTTTTGTCGGGCCAATCTCTTTTAGCAGCAAAAGCAGTTCAGCTCTCAGAGGTGCATAAGACTGTTTATCAAAAAGCCGATTTAAAACTTGGCTCCCTTGAGCTCTCAGAGACACATAAGACTGATTATTTAGTGGTCTGGTTGCCTGTGGTTCCAGGTGATCGCTGGCTGCAGTTGATTGGTTTTGCTGACTTACCACTGGGACTGGTTTGGTCGAGGCATGATTAGCGGTCTTTGTGAACATTGCTTTTTCGATTGTAGAGCAAGGCTTACCTGCATTCTTCATCGAACGTTCTGCCTTGAAAACTAAAATGCGGGGTGTACATTGTTCAAAACCATCCCGGTCAAATAGATTAATAACAGAACATTCATGGTTGCCATCAGGATCCATGCGGCCAGCCAGGTGTTGCTCAATGCGACGCTTGAGCTGTTCGGGGGTATCTTTAAACGTGTAATAAATACCATTGTTCTGTACTTCCCCTTTATCATTAAGGGAAATGCGTATTTGCTGCCCAGGGAACCAGTTATCATGAGAAATGGCTTTGCCAAGGGGATAAATGCATAGACTGACATCTACAGTACGAATATAAGTTGTGTGAGTCATTATGCAGCCCTCACTTTGTGCTTGTATTGCTTGATATAAACGTCAGGCCAGAGTTCATTCAGAGGTATTTCGAGAATGCCAGAGATATAAGTAGCTACATTGCGTGAGCGGCCTTTGTCATTAATGACCATAGAAACAGTGGCGGTTCTTAAACCAAGATCGGTGGCTACCCCCACAACGGAGGTGTCAGCCTTGTGTAAACAGGCTATAATGTCTTTAGGGTGCATACTAATTTCCTTTTTTAAGGGTGGAATGGGTAGTACCTCACGGGACAGTGCTCGATACGCGGTCCCTTTTTTTACTGCAATAATTAGATATATGTCTAATTGTTAAAATAATAATAGAGGAAATATTCTTCTATTGCAATAACTTCAGAGGAATATTTCTTTGTTTGGTGGAAAATATGAAGTTGACCATAGGTGAAAGAATACGATCTGTAAGAATGTTATATGATTTAACAACCAAAAAAATGGCTGAAACTCTAGGTGTTAAGGAATATAAAATCAAAGACATGGAGCGTGGAAAACAAAAAACACCTGGCGACATACTAGAATTGATAGTGGAACATTTCTCTGTTAATTGCAGGTGGTTATTAACAGGTGAAGGTGAAATCAATGAAGTTGAAGATAATTCAAACGTGCGCCCGGCGCACATATTAGAGAATACTAATAAAGTTTCAAATGTGCGCACGGCGCACATATTAGGGGATGCTAATAAAGATTCAAACGTGCGCCCGGCGCACATATTAGATAATTCTAATAATAGCCTGCTTAATGACTTTATCTTGGTACCCCGCTACGATGTCCATGCCAGTGCCGGACACGGCAGCATTATCAGCTCAGAACAAATTGTTGACCATTTGGCGTTTAAACGAGATTGGGTGCGTAAAGACCTGGGCCTGAACCCCGATAAACTCGCATTAATCAATGCAGTCGGTGACTCAATGGAGCCTGCTATCCTCAGCAATGACTTGTTATTAGTGGACTTAGACAGCAATACGTTGACCGATGATGCCATTTATGTCATCTCAGTCAATGACTCATTATTAGTGAAGCGCATCCAAACTATGCTTGATGGTACAGTCAAAATCAAAAGTGATAACCCTATTTATGATAATCAAACATTAAAAAAAGAAGAATTATCTGACTTACGGGTGCTTGGGCGTGTGGTCTGGTTTGGGCGGTATATGTGAATTTTTTTGTTAAACCTATAAAAATAATTCAAAGGAAAAAAAGATGGATTTAATTGATAGAGTAAAAGATCTCGCGTTAAGGATACCAAAACAAATCGAGCACATTCAAACAGAAGAAGCTACAAAAAACGCTTTTATCATGCCTTTTATAAGTGCGCTCGGATATGACGTGTTTAATCCTATGGAAGTTATTCCAGAGTTCACAGCTGATATCGGAACAAAAAAAGGTGAAAAAGTAGATTACGCCATCAAAAAGGATGATGACATCATAATACTTATCGAATGCAAGTGGTCTGGGGCTGATTTGCATAGAGATCACGCCTCGCAACTTTACCGATATTTTTCAGCAACAGAGGCTCGTTTTGGTATTTTGACAAATGGCTTAACATATGAGTTTTATTCAGACATTGAAGAGCCTAATAAAATGGATGCCAAGCCATTTTTTACTTTTGATTTGCTTAATTTCCAGGAACATCAGGTTCATGAACTTAAAAAGTTCACGAAGTCAGCATTTTCGTTAGATGACATATTAAATACAGCCAGCAAATTGAAGTACACAGGAGCAATTAAAAAAATTCTTGAAGATGAGTTGGAAAACCCTTCTGAAGAGTTTGTCAGGTTCTTTGCATCACAAATATTTGGAGGAAGATTAACAAAACCTGTTATTGAACAATTTACCAGTATTGTCCAGGAAGCCAGAAAACAATTTGTAAATGAAAAAATAAATGAACGTTTAAAGTCTGCACTAACAGCCAATGCAAATGATGTGCGACAAGCCAAAATTCAAGAACCAGAAATTGAGGATATTCCAGAAGGTGATGATGGTATCGTAACGACTGAAGAAGAAATCGAGGGTTACAATATTGTTAAAGCGATCTTACGTAAAAATGTTGATGTCAAAAGAGTGGCAATGAGAGATACCAAGAGCTATTGCGGGATATTGCTTGATAATAATAACAGAAAGCCTATTTGTCGTTTGCACTTTAACTATGCTCAAAAATATTTAGGATTGATAAAGGATAAAAAAGAGGAAAGAATTGATATTGATAGCGTGGATGATATTTTTAATTATGCAGAGCAAATCCGGGCAATCCTAAGTAGTTATGAAAGCTAAATACATTCAACTTGGTATGGTATACTCATGCCAAGTTAAGCTGTTTAAGGCCTCTTTATGTTTAGTTTGTTACAATGCAATATCAAAACAAAGAAAGTAGCTATAAAACGATTTTAAACAGGTTTTAAACTAGGTTGCATGTTCTATCGTTGGTGAGATTGTAGAATGATTTTAATTGTTTTTAGATTCACCATTTTCTACAAACTCAGAACAAAATCGATAGACTATCTAAAACTCATACCGTTAATTTTAAAAACATTATTTTTCTTATCAATTGGATCAAAAATTTGATCCATTAACTTATATGTTTTTGGAGCAGACTTTGCTTTTGACCAATTAAGCCCAGCTTCATTAATAAAACATTTTTCAACTTCATCAAATCTTTTTATCAATACTTCCCAATATTCAGATAATACAGATACTTTATTTAAGTATGCCCGTGCTTCTGGCACATTAGATAGAAACAAAAGGCATCTGTTTAAATCATCTGGGTCTAATGGATGGTTTTTCTTATCACATTCAATTTCTGCAATTGCACTAGCCATAGCTTTTGATGATAATCCGACACGACCAGAAATAAACCATTGTAATATTTTATCTTTCATCATATTTCCTTTTTATTTAATACAAAAAGTCTAACTAATTCATGAGGCGGACAGGAAAATCCCGGCCACTTATTCAGGTGTTAATAATTCCTAATAATAAGTTCTTTTACTTTTCGTCTATTCTTTGCACCTCCAACGGTATAATAGTGCGAGATACTTTGAATGGTTAGACCATTAAAAACTTTCCGCATTTCTGGTATATCATTCACACTAATGATCATTTTTCCTTTGATTGATTTTGCTAAGTCAGCCATCTTTTCATAATTATTAAACTCAAATGCTTCACCATAACCTGCTGTACCCCAATACGGTGGATCAAGATAAAACAAGCTGTAATCTCGATCATAACGAGTGATCACATTTTCCCAAGATAAACTTTCAATTGTTGTTCGAGCAAGTCTTAGATGTGCTGCGCTTAAGTCCTCTTCAATACGCAATAAGTTTAGTCGTGGCGGGCTAGATGCTGCTGTTCCGAAAGTCTGACCTGAACATTTACCACCGAAGGCCATCTTCTGTAGATAGAAAAAACGCTCAGCTCTTTGAATATCAGTTAATGTCTCTGGGTTTATTTTTTGGTGCAGTAAGTATTCTGCTCGACTGACCAGTGCCCATTTAAAGTGGCGTATAAACTCTTCTAAATGGTGTTTAATGACTCTATAAAGATTAATTAGCTCTCCATTGAGATCATTAATGACTTCAACTTTTGAGGGTTCTTTATAAAAAAAGACCGCTGCACCACCGCAAAATGGCTCAACATAGGTCTGGTGTTCGGGTAAGGGCAATATATGTTTTAAGAGTAATCGTTTGCCGCCCATCCAGGGCACGATAGGTTTACTGTTCATTAGGGTGAGTTACCTGTTTTTATATGATAAAATCCCCTTACTGTGTACACAGTAGGGATGTCTTGGTCGGCTCACAGTTTGCTTGTGTGTTGACGGCTCATCAGTATGTCGCGTACCGATGAGTCGCATCCTTTTCCTTTAAATGTTTAATGCTAAGACCCCATGCTATTCTCCTTCATTTCAGTTGCTGTATTTCCCAATCTTGACTTTTCAATCAGAGAATTGCAGTCTATTAAATAGCACCATCAAAAGCTAAAGGGGAAAAATTTCCCTTCTTTTCTCGCTTTTTTCTTTTTGTCATGATGCCCCCATGACAACAAAACACACATTACAATTTGCAGGCTTTGACGACTGGGTTGAGATTTTCCGTACTGGGGAACAAACCGATAGCCAGGGCAACACCAGAACATTCACTACTGCTGACTTAGATAGCATGGTGACTAACCATCAATCATCTCCCATTGTGATAGGTCACCCTCAAACAGACGACCCTGCCTGGGGATGGTCCTCAGCATTAAAGCGTGTCGGTGATTCACTTTTTGGCAAGTATGCTGATGTGCAGCCTGCCTTTGCAAAAATGGTAGAGAACAAACAGTTCCCTGAGCGCTCTATCAAAATTAAACCCGTTGATAATGGCTATCAGTTAGTGCATACCGGTTTTCTCGGTGCTGTGCCTCCCGCAGTTGAAGGGTTGGCTCAAATGCAATTTCATCATGATGACCAGTGTCTTGAATTTTCAAGTGACTGGTATGTGACTTCTCGTCTTTCGCGTATTTTTCGACGCATGAAAAACCTGTTAATTGAAGATAAAGGTGAAGCCAAAGCAGAAGAAATTTTGCCTGAGTATGAGCTGGAGTCTTTATCTGATGCTGCCGTTGAGCAGCGACTCAAAGATATTAATGAAACCGAGTCAGTCTCTGGCTCATTTAATCAAGTCCCGAAAGGAGGGATCACTGTGAGTGAGTTTACACAACAACAGCTGGATGATGCGGTAGCCAAGGCCACAGCCGATGCTAAAGCCAGTGCTGAACAAGAGTACTCAACAAAATTAGCCAGTGCTCTGTCGCTACAACGCCAGGCAGATGCAATGCTTCATGTTGATCAATTGCTTAGTGCGCAAAAGCTGGTTCCAGCACAAATCAGCGGGCTGGCTGAGTTTATGGCAACACTGGATGATGCGGATGAAAACGCTTTTGAGTTTTCAGTGGGCACAGATGATAAGTCTGAAACCAAAAAACAGTCGCAGCAGCAGTTCTTTAGTACGTTTTTAGATAGTTTACCAGAGCATGGTTTGCTGGACAAAAAAACGCAGGATGAATTCTCATCAGATGGTGCTTATATGGCACCTGCGGACAGCCAGATTGATGCTGAGCGTTATGAGCTACATACCAAAGCATTGGCTTACCAAAAGCAAAATCAGGGTGTGGATTATATTAGTGCGGTGCGAGCCGTTGAACAAGAGGCATAAGAATTATTATGGAACAAAAGCGAGTGTTATATACCCTGACGGTGGTCGCTGCAGCTAATTTTGCAGCAAATCTGGCGGTGGGTTTTGATGGTGCTCTGGCGAGTGCCGGAGCACCCATTAAGGGCATGGCAGATGTGGATGGTGAAACGGGTGTGCCTCTTACTGTGGATGTCATGGGGTCCAGTATCGCCACTGCAGGTGCTGCATTTGTAAAAGATGCAGAGCTTGAGGTGGGGGCGGCAGGAAAGCTCATTACCAAAACAACAGGAATTGCCGTGGCACGTTCTTTGGAAGCCGCCACGGCCGATGGCGATAAAGTAGAAGTGCTGCTCTTACCTAAGTAAGCGGACACTGCCAAATTATTTAATTAAAATTATAGGAATTTATTATGCCTTTATCAGCAAGACAGGCCCGGGTGATTGACCCGATTTTAACCACGGTGGTACAGGGTTATATTAACCCTGAACTTATCGGCCATAAGTTGTTCCCGCGTGTATTTGTGCCTGCATCGGGTGGTCAGGTGATTGAATTTGGTCAAGAAGCCTTTCGTGAGTACAACACGTTGCGTTCACCAGGTACTGCATTTAAACGCATCAGTTTTGGTTTTTTAGGCAAACCTTATGCTGTTGAAAATCACGGTATTGAAGTGCCTGTGCCACGCGAAATGATGCGCGATGCCAGTAAAGTGCCCGGCATTGATTTAGCCACTCGCGCAATTAATCTGCCCCTGCGTGTTGATTCTTTGAGTCTTGAAAAACAGCAAGCTGATTTGGCCCGTGATGATACAAAATATGATACCAATCATAAGTTAACATTGACCGGTGTTGACCGTTGGAATGATTTTGCTAACTCCAAACCTATTGCCGATATTAAGGCAGCTAAAGAAGCTGTGCGTAGTTCAATCGGTGTTTATCCTAATGTTATTGTTATCCCTGCAAAAGTTATGGTGTCGCTGACTGAGCATCCGGATATCACTGACAAAATCAAATACACTCAGACAGCAGTAGTCACAGCAGAGTTGCTGGCACGGTTATTTGAAGTGGATGAAGTGATTGTGGGTAAAGCAATGGGCTTTAATGCCCAAAAAGTTTCCACTGATTACTGGGGTAAGGATGTTGTTTTAGCTTATGTGCCTCGTGGGTCAATGGGTGCAGAAGAGCCTTCTTATGGTTATACCTATACTCTGGAAAATCACCCAAATGTTGAAGTACCCTACTGGGAAGATAGCTCTAAAAGCTGGATTTATGGTGTTGCGCACGAACGTATTGCGGTGACATCAGGTATTACATCTGGCTTTGTTTTGAAAACAGTGGTGGATTAATTATGAATGCATTAACGATGGTGATTGCTCTGGTGCCACTAAAATATCAAGGCAAACGAATTGAAGAGGGTGTTGAGTTTGCTGTTCATGAAGATGATATCGAGCAGCTGCTTGATGATAATTTGATCGCTTTTAGTGGTGACTCCTTGCCTACATCAGATGGTGCTGCCAGAACCAATCAGCGTGTATTGGATCTCATTGAGGCCATTGAAATGCTGGACAAAGATGACCCCTCTTTGTGGACTAAAGAGGGTAAACCAAAAACTGAAGCTTTGTTAGCTCTGGGTGATTTTGGCATCGATGTGTCGGCTGCTTTGCGTGATGATGTCTGGGCCAGTATGCAGGCTGATTAGTCATGACCTATGCCACTGAACTGCAATTATTACAACGTCATGGCAATGATGAGATGGCTGAGCTGGCATCAGAAAACTCTGCAGTGGATGGTGAGCTATTAATGCTCACTGTCACCGGGGGTGATCGCAGTAGTTATGACTCATTGGTGGTTCATGCTGCTGATGATGCTTTAGTCAGATTGCAGTTAGTAATGAGTGATGCACACAAACGTATTGACTCTTATTTACGTGAGCGTTATGCCCTGCCGTTGTCTGCTGAGCAAATTGCCGGGAGTGATTTGTCTCGCATACAAACGACTTTATCACGTTATTTTTTAATGGAAAATGACCCAAGTGATACGGTGTTAAAGCGTTATAACGATGCAATTTCCTGGTTACGTGACGTCAGTGTGGGCAAGGCCAGTCTGGGTGAGAGTGATGTTACTGTCAGTACTGACGGCACCGGTACAGTGCGCCAGGGTAATAGCCGTATTGGCTGGGACAATTATTAATATGGCCGGTGTACATGTTGAAATTAACGATACAGCCATTGTTAATGCATTAAATCGCTTACTTGAAAGCGGTGGTAATTTAACCCCAGCATTTCAAGAGTTCGGTGATTTTATGGAGTCTGAGCTGCAAGAGCAGTTTCAGGACTCTAAAGATGCATATGGCTTTCCCTGGTCGCCCAGTAAGCGAGCACAAAATGAAGCTAATGCCAAGACATTGGTGGAGCATGGACATTTACGTGATTCATTTCATCCTGTTGTTACGTCTGAGACATTAATTTTTGGCAGTAATGCTGTATACGCTGCTATCCACCAATTTGGTGGTGAGACTGGCCGTAACCATAAAACCACTTTACCCGCCCGGCCCATGTTGCCGGATGATGGTTGGCCAACAGTATGGGAAGAAGAAATAGTTGATATTTTAACAGAACATTTGGGATTTTAAAGCCATGTTAAATGCGGTTGAAACCCGGTTAAAAACTCAGTTTAACGTAAAATCAGTGATTGAGTTTGCCGCAATTGATAAAACAAAAAACACTCGAAGCACAATGCTGTATGTCATACCACTAGGTGAGAAAGTGGTAAATACAGAGTACACGGGTTGCACATTATCTGAGGTGTCATATCAGGTGGGTATTGTCACAGCAATACGTAATATGCGTGACAGCCTGGGCGGAGCTCATCAACAACGCATTGATGTTGAGCGTGAATCTATCCGGGATTTATTAGCCGGATGGAAACCAAAAACAGATTATAAACCTCTGATTAGAGGTAATGGCCGGTTAATGCAATTTAAAAACAAGACCGTGTACTGGTTGGATATTTTTACAACAAAAAATACTGAACAAGCCCATCATCATTAGAGGATAAATTATGAATATCGGTGGTAGTTATATTAAAGATGACAAAGGCAATGAAAAATTGCTTGAACAAACAGTCAGCCATAAAACGGGTGACCGTGGTCGTGATAGTAACGGTATTGAGTTGCGTCAGGCAAAAAAAATGCATGCAACTGTAAAGACGGTACCTGCCAAAGCACAAACCAAGTCAACAAAAAAAGGTGACAAGTAATGAGCACAATTCGTAATTATAAAATGCTGGCAGTGATTGCCAAACTTGAACCAACGTATGGCTTAGACTCATCTCCAACAGCAGCACTGAATGCAATCCAAACACGTAATGCAAAAATTTCTGTGCTTGAGGGCGACTCAGAAGAGTTGAATATTGATAGCCCCCAACTAGGCAATCAATTGTTGTTTCGTGCAACTAATTACACCAAACTCGAATTTGAAGTACTCCTGGCAGGCTCTGGTACCGTTGATGTTGCACCCAGCTTTGGAGTGTTATTACGAGCCTGTGGTTTAAAAGAAACTATTACACCCGCCACCAGCGTAGATTATCAACCCATCAGTTCGGGTTATGAATCAGTCTCACTGTATTTTATGCAAGACCGTATACAGCATAAGTTGCTTGGTGCACGTGGTAATGTCAGTTTTGTATTAAGTCCAGGCAAAGCACCTATCATGAAATTTAGTTTTATTGGTTTGGCTGTTGCTGCTACTGAAGTCGTCATGCCCACGGATTTTGATACGTCCGGCTTCTTAATTCCAACACCTGTTACAGACAGCAATACGCCCACATTCAGCATAAATAGTGTTGACCTGCCCATGCATGAGTTCACATTTGATATTGCTCAGGATGTCTCTTATTTGAATGTTGTGAACCAGGAAGTGGTTCGCATCACAGATAGAAAACCCAAAGGTCAAAACACAATTGCTGAACCCTTGCTCTCTGAAATAAATTTTTATGATATCTCAGAAAAAATGACAGTGGTACCACTGGCGTATACGCACGGGACAGTGGCAGGTGAAATTATTGATTTATCATTACCAAAAATTCAAATTGAAAAACCCAGCACCACTGAGTTAAACGGTACTGCGGGCCTGCAAATGCCATTTAGAGCAATCCCTAACCTTGGTGATGATGATTTTATTTTAACGTTCAAATAATTACTTTTTTGAGTGCTGTTCACCCTGCATCACTCATTTTTTAAAGACTCATTAAACAAAGTTTAAATACAATTTTAAACTTTGTTTAACAATTAGATATACAGGAAATCTTATGCAACCTTTACGCTTAAATGTAGAACGCTCTTTTTGGGAAAAAGTGAACGTCGTATTCAATGATGAAGACGGAAACCCGGCCACCGGCAGCTTTCTTGCCAAATACAGAATTGCCAACAGTGATGAAACAAAGGCTGAAGAAAACAGCAAAAAAACATTACTTGAACTTGTTTTATTAGATGTAAAACACCTTGAATTGTATGACAAAGACAATGAATTACTTAAAGGTGAAGATTTGTTGCATGCCGCAAAAATTGATCCAGTGATTGGCAATGCATTAGTTCGCACATATGGAGAATCCGTACAAAAAAAGCCCCAGAGATAAATTTACATGACGCGACATTACACCTGCTCGATGTCGCGCCACAAACCACTATCGATAACAATTACATTGACCAGTTACGACAATTAACTGTCTCTGAAGAACTTATTCAACAGTATATTGATGCACAAAATAAATTAGCTGTTTTTGATGTGTTGCCAGAAAACTGGGATGCAATACAGCTTTTTAAACAATCGATGAGCCAACGTATCAGAGCAGGTATGACCGGTGTTGTCACCGGGTTTGATTATGCCGGTGTTGAGGTCGTTATGAAAGCCAATAGTTATAACTGGGACGTTTTTAAGCAATTTCAAACCATAGAAATCATTGCACTAAATTTCTGGAATAAAGATTAACGGAATGAGAGATCAGGATCTGACATTAGCTATTGAGTTTACTGCAACAGACAAAGGTCTGAGCGGCAAAATCAATCTCACCAAAGCGGAGCTTGAGAAGCTGAATAAAATTCAGCGTGATGGTGTGCCTGTGTCAGATAATGCCGTGGCATCTAATCGCCGCCATGAACGTTCTCTCTTTGCATTAAAAGCAGGTGCGGCTGCAGTTGTTACAGGATTGGCAGCACTTTCTTTAAAGACAATATCTGTTATTCGTGATACTGAGCGTATGACTGCTCAACTGGTTACTGCAACCGGTAGCCTAAACGGTGGAGCAGCAGCATTTGAACGTCTCAATCAATTTGCAAAGCAAACACCTTATACTTTGCAACAATCTGTTGAAAGCTTTAAAACACTAAAAAATCTTGGTCTTGATCCCTCTGAGCGTGCCATGCGCAGCTATGGCAACACAGCAGCAGCAATGGGTAAAGACATGACTCAAATGATTGAAGCTGTTGCTGACGCAACAACCGGTGAATTTGAGCGATTAAAAGAGTTTGGTATCAAGACTAAGCAGCAAGGCGACCAGGTCACGTTCACATTTCGAAATGTTGAAACAACGGTACAAAAATCATCTAAAAATATTCAAGAATACCTGCTGGGCATTGGTGAAACTCATTTTGCTGATGCCATGTCCAATCAAATGGATACCATCGATGGAAAATTAAGCAATCTTGAAGCAACGGTAAATGATTTTTTCCGGGTGTTGGGTGATGATAATGCAGCTATGGATGCATTCAAAAAAGGCATTGATTGGGTTACAGAGGCTATTGATAATGCAACCGTAGCTTTAAAGTTTTTTAAAGCTAATTTAAAGGCTGAAGAAATTGCTGAAAATACTCAGGCTATTGCTGATACGATTAAGAGCATTGAAAGTGCAAACGAGGAATTAGCAAGGAGGAATAATAAAACTGGGCGTTCCTATCAAGGGCTTATTAAGGGGATCAAAGAAAATGTTGCAGAGCTGAAAATTCTAGGAGAAGAATACACAAAGTTACATCCCGTTATTGTTAAAGCAACTAAGGATGCTGCCAATCTGGATAATCAAAATAAGAAAAATAATAATTCAACCGGCAAGTTTAATAAAAATCTAGCTCAAACAAAAAACAAGCTGGATGATATGACCGGCCCAATGAGCGTATACACTGCCCTGCTTGAAGAGGGTGAGCGTCTTACTCTGTCAATGCGTACTGAACAAGAAGAACTTACAGATACTTTTGAACGATACGCAGCACTTTTGCAGACAGGTGCTATTGATCAAGAAACATATAATCGTGCTGTTGCAAAATCAATTACTACATTCAATCACTCAAGTGTTACCGCAAAAAAAGCATCACAACAAATCACACAAACAGCAGATCCCTTCTACGAAGCCTGGAAAAATGCATTTGAGCGATTAGATGATGCGGGAGCACAATATTGGAAAAACCTGTTCACTGGCGCTGAAAACTCACTGGATTCAATTAAAGAACTGACTGCCAGCTGGGCTGCTGAAATGGCTCATACCTTGCTGACAAAACCGCTGACAATGAATATTCAAGCCAGTATATTGGGTACAGGCAGTGCCTCTGGTCAAGCCCAAAGCAGCTTAATGGGCAGTCAGAATAACATCAATTCATTCAGCTTGCCCGAGGGTACTGTTGCGGGCCTGGACTCCTTTGGTGCATCATATTTTGGTGCCCCTGCGGGCTCTGCTGGTGAATTTGCCGCATTTGACTCTGTCTCTTTTGAACAACTGGGTGCCGATGGCATTACCGGCTCTATGACCGGCGGCACACAAGGTCTGGGCAATATGGCATCCGCTGGACTGGGCGGACTGTTTGCAGGTTATGGTGGTGCATCAATGACGGGTAATGCTTTTTCCGGTGCTGCCCTAGGGGCCGGGCAAATTGGCTTGATGGGTGGTCTGTCAGGTATGGCCGGCGGTGCTGGGTTTATGGCCGGTGCGGGTGGAGCTCTGGCAGCCATGGGCCCGGTTGGGTGGGCTGCATTGGCCATTGGTGCATTGGCAGGTTCAGGAGCATTTGGCGGTGATAAAGATATGACGCCAGATTTGAATCTCAATTACAACAATGCATATAACAATAATCCAGGACGGCCCAAGGGATTATACAAATTTGATTATGCAGAGAATGATGTTTCCACTGCCTACGCCGGCAGGTTTGCATCGTTCGGTTTTTCAACACAGCACGATGCTTTTGATGATGAAGCCAAAGCCAAGGAATTTGCAGATGCAATGACTACACGCTATGCCACATTAGAAAATGCTATATTTTCAAGTTTTGGCAAGACCATATCACAAGAAATTTCAGATGCCATGGCACAATTTAATAGTGGTGAGATTAAATTTGAGGACTTCGCCGGGTCTAATGATTTTACCGTTGCATTTTCAAATATTTTTTCACAAATATTTGCAGCAGTGGGCGTTAATGCCAATGAAGATGTCGCACGTTACAAAGATGTTTTTGTGGATGCATTTAATGCAACAGGTCATGTTGATACGGGTGTGTTGGCTGTATCGTCAGTTAAATCAGTAATGGATAACAACACATCACGCAGCTTTGATGATGTGGTTGACTCGGTGATTTTATTTACAACCAAAGTCACTGAGCTTGATGATCAGATGACTGAATTGGCCGCAATTACATCACTACTAAATCTTGAAGCACTGAACGATGATTTTGCAACATTCGTGGACTCAATTGGTGAGCTGAATGAGTTTGATGGCCTGGCATCTGAGTTATTTCAATTGGGCAGTCAGCTCATCTCAGTGAACACAATATTGCAAAACACGTCACAGTCAGCTTTTGAACTGTCAATGTCCGGTGCTGAACTGGCAGACAATCTAGTTGCTGCGGCCGGTGGCATAGAAGCCTTCAATAGTAAAACAACATTTTATTACCAAAACTTCTTTACTGAAGAGGAGCGTCGTAATGATTTAATTGAACAAAGTGAACAGGTTGTTGCTCAATTTAATGAGCAATTCGGGGAATTTGGTACAGTCTCTATCAGTGCAAAAAACAGTCTGCGTGACTATATGTCTGCTTTAGATTTAACCTCTGCAGCAGAGCAAAAAGCATACAATGCAGCACTGAATTTAGCCCCGGCACTGTTGGATGGCGCCAATGCGATGCAGGCAATGATTAACTCTATTGCCAATTTAAAACAACAAAGTGTGTCACTGGCAGAGCGCTACAATGACACGCTATCAAAATCAAACCTGGAACAGAAATGGGCCACAAAAATAACAGATGTAAACCAGTGGCTCGACTCATTGACAGCAAAAGGTGTTAACCAAAGCACCGTAGACAGTTATAAAATTAATGCCGGTACTGTGGCGGGCCTGGATGCACAATGGGCAAAACTTGGCGACGCCATTGCTGATAATTCCAGCTGGTTCACAGAGCAATTTGGTAATAGTTTTACATCTGAAGCAACCGCTATCCTGACGGGCTGGACAAAGGATTCTGCAAAATGGCTGCAGTTAAGCCGGGTGGACGCCTACGGTAATTCAACACTATCAAAAACAGTCACATCAACAAATTCTGCACTGTCTGATTTTAGTGCGGGCTTAAGTGACGCCGGCAATTCACTGCTGAGCTTTATTAATAATCTCACAGTGGGTGCGCTATCACCACTGTCGCCTGTTGAGCAGCTGGATGCCATGTCCAGCGTCTATAACGAACAGTTTGCAGCGGTTCGTGGGGGCAATACTGATATGGTTTCAGATTTAACAGCAACAGCATCAAGCTATCTCAATGCAGCACGTGATGTATACGCCTCATCACAAGACTATACGGATATATTTAATGGTGTGTATGGTGGATTAAAAGCGCTGGGTTTATCTCTGGGGGGCACATTACCAAGCTACAGCACAGGTACCAGTTATGTGGATGGTGATCAAATTGCCCAAATTCATGATGCAGAAATGGTCATTGATGCACAAACCTCTGCACAGTTGAGAAAATATGGCATAAAAAGCAATACAGGCGGTTCAAATACAGCAGAAGTCAGGGCACTGAAACAAGAAATAACACTATTGCGTCAAGACTTGCGTGAACAAGCACAATTTGCTGCCAAGCAGCGCTCACAAAACACCCAGGCAGTGAATCAGTCCAGTGACAAAATTGTACGTGCCTCTCGTCAAACTACCTCAACAATGGCGAGGGTATAATCATGATCACAGATGAGCAATTCCTGGACTGGCTTGAAAGTGACAATCATTCGCGGGCCGTCCTGGTTGAAGCAAGTTGTCATGATGGTACCGATGTAAAAACAGTGTATTTATCAAATCGTCCTTACATTTCATATCCGGGTGATACGATTGCAAATCAGCCCTACGATGATGTGATCACATCAGTGCCTGAATACGCTGAATCAATTGATAAAGACGATCTGATTGCAGACATTGAAATTGTGAATGATGGTAACTTAAATCCCTGGTTTGATTATGCCTGGTCCGGTCATCCAATCACGATGTTAATTGGTGATGCCAGCTGGTCACGTGATGATTTCAGAACGATCACCAGCGGCATTATTGATGAGTTGTCATCGCGTGAGCAGCAGCAACTCACATTGTCATTTAAAGACAAGCGTGCTCAATTATACACCTCTGTGTTAACTCAATATGCAAACAATAAACTCATACCATGCGCCCTGGGTTCAGTATTTAATGCACAACCTATTTTGATAGACGCTGCTACATTACATTATCAGTGCAACGACCATGCATGCACTATTTCAGATGTACGTGATAACGGTGTCAGCGTCAGCTATACAGACAATGCCGATGGTACTTTTGTTTTATCAGCAAGCCCTGTCGGTACAATCACATGTGATATCACAGAGCCAAATAACACAGTGAGTTTAATGGTGAATTATCTGGCATTAAAAGCCGGTTTAACCGCCACTGAAATTAATAGTGCATTTTCTAATACGGCCCCGCTGGGTTTGTATATCAATAGTAATAAACGCTATACCGATGTACTCAATCAAATCATGCTGACAGTTGGCGGCTATTGGCGTTTTGATAAATCAGGCGTGCTCAATCTGCTGCAACTCAAATTACCCAGCGCAGGATCTCTATCAATAAATAGCGATCAGATAAAGCCAAGAGGCATACGCATGACACGTACTGAAACCCCGGTTTCAAGTGTCAGCCTGGGCTATAAAAAGAATTGGACAGTACAAAATCGCAGCAGCTTAGCAGGCTCACTCACTGAAACACAACGCGACCTGTTCAGCGGTCGCTATTTGATTGTTGAAACAACTAATCCCGGCATTAATACACAATATCCGCTGGCTGATGTAGCTGATGTGATTGATAGTTTGTTTGTCAACCAGGTTGATGCCCATGCAGAATCTGACAGACGTGCACTACTGCGTTCAGAACAACGTCGCATATACAGTGTTGAAACATTTTTAGCACCGCAAATACTCAATGTGGGTGATGAGATCACACTGCAAGATAGACACTATGAGTTCACGACAGCTAAAAACGCGTTGGTCGTTGGTATTTCCGGTGGTGTGACTGAACATCAAATGACGCTGGAGATATGGTTATGAGCAATATCAAAATGATCATAAAAAACGATTTTGATGATGCCGCATTGACTGCAACGCCTGCCACCGTAGCCACATTGAACGAGACAAATATGCAGCGCATTGAGCGTAGCCGTGTGATGCGCACCACAGGAACCAGTCAAACAATCACTGCAGTGATGCCAGGGGCGCGTATCGCAAATGGCTTTTCTCTTGCGGGTTACACTTTTACGGTCACTGCAGTCATTACACTGACACTCAAATTAGCATCAACAGTCGTTTATACAGGCACAGTGAATATTGCGGCATCGCTGATCCCGCTTGGAGTGTGGCGGGCCGGGATTGATGCATTTGGAGGGTTTAGCGGTGATGAACTCGAACCTATAGCCACTCCTTGGTTTGACTCCGTGCTCTACGATGAAGCCATCATCACAATAAATGATGGTGCTGCCAATACAGATGGATACTTTGATGTCTGGCGGATTTTTCTGGGCCAGTCTATCAGCCCTAAAATCAATTTTAGTTACGGCGCTAAACTGACCTGGCTTGATGATGTGCAACATTTTCGTACCAGCGCGGGCAGTCTGCGCTCTGACGGTGATGGTCGCTACAGACAATTTACAATTGATTTGAGTTATCTGGATGCAGATGACCGCATTCAGCTTGAAACAGATTTAATTAAATCACGCCGGGGCAATGACTTATTAGTGTCTGGATACCCAGAAACTGGGGGTATCAATGAAATGCTGCACACGATGATTGCAAAACGTGACGAACACGATGGGTTTACTCATAATTTTTATAACAACAACACAATGCAACTGATTTTTCTGGAGTGTTAAAAAATGGCAATACCCCCATTAGATTTAACTGATGAGCGAGTACTGATTGGTGATACAGTTGAATTTGTCAATAAACAAAATACCATGCAAGCAAAGCTTGAAGCGTATTCATCAGACTTAAACACACTCGCAGATGACGTTGAAGCCGCTCGCGTGGCGGCACTGGCTGCAGTGGCCAGTGTGGATCTGCCTGTCATTGCCCCCGGCGATGCAAAAAAGCTACTACAAGTGAAAGCGGATGAATCGGGGCATGAACTTGTCGATATAATTTCCGGAGCTTTGATAGCTGCTGCATCATTGTCTTCATCAGCATTTAGCTTTAATTATGCCGGTAAAAATTTGTTGATAAATGGTGACCAGTCAATTGCTCAACGAGGCGACTATAGCGCCGGCACTGCGGCCACATTAAATACATTTTATGTGGACCGATGGATGAATGCATCATCAGCAGATATTAACCTGTCACACAATGCCATTAATAACACTACCCATACAAAATCAACACGCTATGATGTGACCACCACTGATTTAACAACAACGAAAAACATTCGTTGCCGGCAGTATATAAAAGATATTACGCGCCTGCGTGGGCGCACAGTGACACTCACAGCACAAATCAAAACGAACACAAAAGCCGGGTTGGTGTTGTATGGCGGCGTTTCACTACGCAAGCAAACAGCCGTGCAAGACGGCTCCTGGCACACAATATCTGCAACATATACAGTGGATGCCGCCGCGACATTTATGCTCATTGATATATCCACTGTTAATGATGCTGAAACCTCAGCCGCAGTGGATGTAACTGTCGGTGATTATATTGAGGTGTCCAATGTGCAACTTGAGCTGGGTAGTGAATTTACCGGTTTTGAAGATACACCGTCGGATATTCAGCTAATCCGATGTCAGCATTATTATCAAAAATATTCAATGGAAACTGCCGGTGGGCAGCGCCCTAATTTGCACGGCTACGCATATACGCCCGCCGGCACTGCAAATGTTTTAGCTGTGTTGTTCCCGGTCACTATGCGAGCAGTGCCCACAGCAACAATTACCGGCACATGGAATATTGTGAATTCATCTGCAACAAAACCAACATTATTGTCTGTGTCCAGTGTCGGCATGGAACTCAGTATTATTGCGTCAGCGTCTACTACCAGTGCGTTTTACCCGGACAGCATAGATGATGTTGTTGAACTTGATGCGGAGATTTATTCATGAGAACTATAGCAGCCATTGTGTTTTTATCAGCCGATGAAAAACACGTTGAAATTACATTTGATGACAATGCAGTCGCGGTGGTGCCGTACCCGGTCACTGGGCAGTATGCAGCTCACGTTGACAGCTGGCTGACAAGCAATGCAATAGCAGTATACAGCCCCTGGGCGAATATGACACTTGAGCAAGCACAGTCAAAGCAGTTGTTAGAGATAAAAAAGCAATTTACAGCGGAATCTATACAGCCTGTTGCGGTTGCTGGAGTGTCTTACAACGGCGGTGTTAATTCAGCGATGCTGCTTAACGGTAAAGCTGACACACTGATTCATCTTGCTGTTGCATCAGGCGACATTCATGACATTAACAATGCACCTCACGCTCTCAGCACTACGCAAATAAAAGATGTGGCTGCTGCAATCTCAGTCGCATATGAGCTGGTTTTTGATAAATATCAACTGAAAAAAACACAGATAGCAAACTGTACTGATATTGCGTGTGTCAGCAGTATCACATGGTAAACATTAATTTCAACATCAGGAGTCAACAATGAAAAAACTACTATTTATCGCAATGATAACACTGCTGTTATCTGCATGTGCATCACAGGAAGAGATTGCATCAATGAACAGTGCAAGTGTGGCTATCGTCCAGGCACAGACGCAAATGAAGAGACCACCCTTATTGTCAATAAAATGTATTAATGGTGAGTGTCGTGGCATGGAAGTGACGTACACGCCAGAAGCCCCGGCCATTGCCGTTCCCAGAGTGCGCAGTACCAATGACACAATCGTTGAAATCGCACCCAGCGTGACAAACATGTTCTCCTGGGCGGTGGGGGCTATTGCTGTGACACGCATTGTTGATGATATCGCTGCAAACGCAGGTGATGGCAACATCACGACGCATAATACCAATACGATCTCTGGTGACGATAACAATACCGCTGCCACCAGCACTATAGACAGAACTGGCCCGGTCTCTGATAGCCATGCCATGAGCAATAGCTACAATCCAACAGACAGTCATGCAATCACTGACAGTCAGAATCCAACTGACAGCCACGATGCAACGGCCACGCCAACGGTAGTGAATGCCCAGGTCGTTAGTCCAGTTATCGTGCCATAAACACAGCATAAACACGATTTAAATATAGTTTAAAAGGAGAAATGAAATGACAATAGTCGTGCCGAACCAGGGTGAATCATTGATGTTGCAAAATGATGTCAATAAAACAGCACCACAGGATTTAGTGCTCAGACTTTATGAGAATAATATCACGCCCTCTGAGTCTGATACTGAAGCCACTTTTACTGAAGCCACTTTTCCAGGATATGCTGCAAAAACGCTTACAGGGGCAAATTGGACAGTAGTGGAAGGTGATCCCTCCGAAGCTTCACATCCTTTGCAAGAGTTTGTTGCCAGCGGTGCTGGAAACTCACCCTATGGCTACTATGTAACAGAGTCTGTGAGTGGCAAACTAAAGTGGTCTGAACGCTTTGTTGGGGCACCTTACAGCATAGTAAACAACGGTGACTCAATTAGAGTAACACCCAAAAAAGCAGCGGAGTAAATTATGAGAAGTTTTAAAGTAGGTCGTTTTGTTAATACACCACATGGCATTGGCATTATGCATGATACACAGCGTTTTCCGAGTGTTGTCGTGCATTTGATTGACAAAAAAGGCGAGACAACAGATGAGATTAAATATGATGTCTCAGATATTGAGTTGACAGAAAAACCGCTCAAATCTCGTGTTGCAGTACAGCAAAAGGATTAGCAGTATGAGCACTGATTTTATTTTAAGACAGGAATTTGCCCAGCCAGAATATGCTGCTCTGTCAGATGTGCAGCGTCTTGAAAAACTGCAACTGGAAAACATACCCACAAAACAGTCAATTGCTGTATCAGATATACGTGCATATCTGAATTTGAAAGATAAATTAATTGATTTTGAAAATGCCACCAGTTTTGCAGCAAAAAAAGCAGCTCGAACATTTCAGATACATCCGATTATTCACATGGCCAACCCAGCCATTGAAGCGAAATTTAAATCAGTGATTGCTGCATTGGTTGCTGACACTTCGATTTTAATTGATGCAACAGATGAGTCGTATATTTTAAGCCTGGGCAATAAAATGATATCGCGTGCTCAGCAGTTAGAAATCACAGAAGTATCACTGTGGGACGTTAAGCAAGCGAGGATATAA